GCCGAGCATCTCCCAATGCTTTGATTTATCCCATTGGGTGCGAGGCACGATGGAATCGTAATCGTCAGGGAAATCGTACTTCACCTTTTGGAAATAGACAGTTCCACTGGTGACGTTGGACGTTGAGAAATTGGTGGTCGTAACCTCCGTTGAAGAGTCAACGCTCTCAATGAACGTCGCATTCGGGAATCCCGTCCCAACCACCATGTATGTCGTATCAAGGCCGGCGGTAGACGGGATTCCCGTAATCACACGGGAAGATGTGCTGTAAGTTCCCGTGGTCGTCGTGTAGTCCGTGAAGAACGAGTACGGCTTAGTTAGTTCGCGCCAATCAGCCTTACGCAAAAGTTCATACCCTGTGGCGTTCATAAGCGCCAAGATCTGAACCACGTCCTGATTTGGATTCCCAGCAACCGAAGTCGGTGTAGGAACGCCTAACTCATTGGTGACCTGCGTCACCAGTTGCAGCATCGTACTTGACATTCACGTCCTCTTTTCGCGGGCGTCCAAGCGGTTTACGCTGCCCCAGCAATTCAGCCATTTGAGCCTTGAGTTCGTCTAGCTCCTTGCGGGTCTGTTCCAAATCCTTAGCGGCTTGGCTAGTGTTTTTCCCGGTAAGGTATCCACGCGCTCTCTCGCGAAGTCCAGCCGCTCCCATGCCAACCCGTTGAAGCTGTGCATCAGACGCTGTAGCGATTTGCTCAACGGTCTGAAACTTCAGGATCTGCATCTCACGCATTTGAATTTCATCAAAAGCGTCAGGCTGTTCGGCATTCCATTTTTCAAGCGGCGTGCCAATCAGAGGAGTGTCGATCTGATCCTTCATCTGATAGGCAAGCCACTGACGAGGGAATCGCTTTTTATGATGATCTCGGACAGGCTGGTCGATGACGTTCGTTTTGTCGCCAGGGACCATAATTCTTACAAACGGCTGACCCTTGTAGGGATCGCGATCATATTCGTAAAAATCCACATGCAGATGGGCATCTGCATTTGAGAGATCGCTATCAAGCATTTTTAATCCTTACGTTGAACTCAATGCGGCTGTGACCGCCCAAGTCGTTGCGGAAGTGGCAAAGCAAATTGCAGTCTTGGTGTTGCCCACGGCAACCCCAGTAGCGCCGGCAACAGCCGCGTTCATCGTCACACCAGTGGTTTCATTGGTGTAAATCTGAAGGGTTTGGCCGCTAAGATTATAAATATACACCATAGCGCCGGCTTCGCACGGAGGCAGTTTTAGGCCCGTAGAAGCGGAGGATGTGGTGATTGCATTGAAGACAGCCGAGAGCTGAAGAGCCGTCGCTTGGTTGGTGCCAACGGCAACAAGGCCCGTAGCGCCGTCACCGCAGATGGAAATAGTAGCCAGGCCAGAGTTGCCAGAGGCCAGAACGCGAGAAGGGATAGCCATGTTGAATGTCCTTTTTAAGCCAAGTTTCGTTTAATATAAAACGTGGCATACGGGAAAGGGGTGTCCCTGTCACATTGCCCATGCAAAACCTTATAATCTGAAAATTGGTTTTCCCACCATTCCATCGGAAAAACCGACAAATGAAGCGAATGCCCAATCAACGCGCCCATATTATCTGGAAACATGGCGATCTTAAAGAAGCATTGATCCACGCAAGCCATGATGTTCCTAATGACATCAGGAACCTTGTTGGTTGGAATATGTTCCAAAACATCGGTGCAATAGCCAAAATCTGCTTTTAAGCCAATTATGGGTTCGCAAAGATCAACAACTTCAAACGGCAGGTCGTTGTCTGCATCGCGGCAATTCTCCGCAAAATCTACCTGCATTATCTGACAGCCGGTAGTTTCGTAGATTTTTTTGCTGCCACGACCAGAACCGCAGCCAAAATCAATAACGCTGTTGGCAGACCCAATGCGGGATATGTCAATAAATTCGTCAGCAAAGTTTTCGCCAGGGGCTACGGTTCTGTAGCTGTCAATGCCCCACATCGCCTTGTACTTATCCACTTCAGAGATTTCCTCTGGTGGCTGTGACATAGCGCGTGCGATTGCCGGCAGAAGCCCGTGACCGTGAACGTAGATCTCAGCGTCAGCATCAGCCAATTGGCGAGCAGCTTCTTGAAACTCTACCGCTTGGCGAGCCATCCAGGGCGCTGCAACATATTCGCGTTTGCCAACCCTGTATGTGTCGCGAGGGTCATTGTCGTTAACCGACTGCGCGTAGGCATGGCCTTCCCCAACGTGGGAATAGCTGGAATCAAAACCGAATAGGTGGATCTGGCGATAACCCATTGCAAAGGCAATGCTCATGGCTTGAAGGCCAACCGTAGTCCCGCCGCCTATAAGGGCGCACTCACGGTCACCAATGTAATCTGCAATTCCAGGGTAGGCCGGATGCCAAAGCGTAATTTCTTGTTTCTCTAGCGCCTTAAAGACGCTGGGAGGGCACTGGGAAGCGATCAGGTTATGAACTGGTAGGTCAGGGTGCAAAAAGGAAAGATTGTCTTCCCTGGCGTCTAAAAGGACAAAATAGTCAGGCGTAACGTCCGCGCTCAAAAGGCTTGGAATAACCCCGTTAACGGCAAAGACGGTATGCCCAGACGATTTGTGCTTTGAGATAAGCGGAAGGAGGCCCTTCATGGAAGGACCTCCCCCTACTATTACAGCCACCTTGTCGTGAGGCTCGGTCATCCCAAGCCACGGAAGATGACGTTTTACAGCAGCAGTTATGTTGCTGAAAATGACATCATCCTCCGTGTTACACACGATTGGAATTTTCTCATCAAGGTTTGACGATAGAATCACTAGGTGGTTTGGCCTTGCATGTGCGGACGGTTAATCGACACGATAACGGTCGAAACGGTAGCAGCAACCGTAGCCAAGTTAGCACTACGAGCGCCCAGGAGCTGTTTGCCAGAAGCCGCAGTGGGCATAATGCGCCCAGTGGTAGCTGATTGGTAAACAGCGACATTGGCGTTAACCGCAACCGCAGTCTTCTTCACAACGGCAAGACCCTCAATTTGATACCAGCCGAAGAGGCCAGCGGTGTTTGCCGACATTGCCACAGCTACCGGCTGCGCTTGGTTCGCCGTGTTGGGCGAAAGCGCGGTTTGGTAAGTTGTGGTGCTGTAGGTCACTAGAGAACCGACAACCGTAGAGGCAACACCTAGGAGAAGGATAAATTCACCTTCGCCGTAAGTTGGGTCAAAAGCCCGACACACCATGCCGAGAACGGCAGGAGGAGTCGGGATAGCCGAGGAGCCGTTCGCCATCGTAACACCAGTATCGGTGTTAGCGATTTGGAGCAGGCCGGCTTTGGGTTCGTCGAAAGTATAAGCCATTTTCCTATGCTCCCTTAAGCGATCAGAACGCCTTGGAACTGAGCGCCCGAGCAGGTCATGTTACCCGCCCAGCCAATCAGTTTCACAATGGCGTCTTGGTTAACCGCTTGGCGTTCACCGCCAATTGGCACGAAGTTGCGGTCCACATGGGGCCGGAACTGAAGGTACTTGGTGTTCAGGAACCACATGTGGTTCGCCGTGGAGGCAGCACCGATACCACCATCAAGCACAACGTCCGACGCCATACCAGCACCGTAATACTTCAGCGAAGCGAAGCCAGCGCCAGCCATGCTCGAACCGGAGTCCGAGATGCGTTGGATGGATTGCAGCGATTGAAGGTACAGACGGTAGTAGTTGTTGTCCGCAACGATGAGATCCGGCTTGTCAGTACCACGGATCAGCTGGACGGCCACGGAATCCATATACTGCTGGATGTTCGAGGCAGACGTAGCTGAACCACCGTTTGTCACGCCCGAGTAAGAAACGGATTGCCAGAACGTGAAGGTCGCACGGTTGATACCGCCATAAGTACCGGAAGACGGCGCATCAGGAACAGCCGCAGCCAGGCCGGTAATGTTCTTACCGCTGTTGCCGGTGCCGTCCAGATAGATGTCGCTGCCAATCCGGTTGGCAAGCTGGGCTTCTGCAACGTTCATACGCCCATCAAGCAGGTCAATGATGGCTTCCTTGCCCGTGTTCTGGATCATTTCCAGACCGGAGATGGTCACCGCCGAAGCGTACTGCGTGATGGAGAACTGCGCCGCAGAGATGGGCGAGTTTTGGGACACGTTCAGCACTTCATAGCCGCTGTAGCTATTCGTGTTGTTCGTGGTCGAGTCGTTGTACATGATTTCTTGCAAAATCACGTTACCACCCGAGAACGTTTTCACGTTCCCCCGGCTTTTCAAACGCTGCAGAAGGGCGTTGTTGTTCGTGACGTTATCGGCCAGCTCACCAGTGCGGCTTTGGATATTAGTCGCAATGATGTCGCTGATCGAGCTGTTGGCAAAAGCCATAGTTAGCTCCTTATCAAGGGGTCATCAAAAGCGTTCACTCACACTGTCGAATTGTTCGAGCAGCATGGAACGCCTGTCTTGCGCTTTGGTAGTCGGTTGAAATCCGGGTGTGGAGCTTCTTACGCTAACCGCCGCCGCTTTGGCCGATTTAGCCGCTGTATTATTGGCTTTCCTTCTGGCCGCGTCAGCTTCAGCTTGTCGGCTTTGCTGCACTTGCTCAGAAAGGTTCGGATCAAAGCGAATTGCCTTTTCGTATGCGTCTTGAAGATCCGTAGCCATACCAGCGTTTAAAAGCTGAATCATGGTGGGGCGTGCATCTTCAAAATAATCCGCTTGGGTGGCGAATTGTTCAATTTCAGACAGCAGAGTCTGATTCTGGACTTCTTCCTGCTGCCTTTTCCACCCTACGACTTCTCCACGAACGTTATTGAGTTCGTTTCTGAGTTCGTAGATCGCCGGGTCAATCGGATTGACTTGTTGGTCATATTCGACATCACCGAGATTGATACCATACTGGCTTGCAAGTTGTGCCAGATAGGCTCGTTTTTCGTTAGGTGCGCTGTTACGCAGCGTATAATCCGCCTGCATAAGCGCCTGGATAGCGGTAGGGGCGTCAATACCAAGCCCTTGAATGGTCGGCATATAAGGCTCCATTGCCTTATTTACCTGATCGGCAAACTGAGCCTTGGTCTTCATAGGCTCAATGCCGGAGCGCATTTCTTCTTCGCGCTGCCAAACGTATTCGCGGACCTTGGGATCTACGCTCTGCCAGGGTTCGTGGTAGTCGCGCTTCCAGCTAGAAGGCGGTTTTGACCAAATAGGTTCTTCTTCTTGTTCTTCGGCAGGCGCGGATTGGATTGCCGGTTCGGAAGATTCGCTTCCAATCTCGTCAAACTGCTCAGAAAGCAGGTCGCGTCGATCAACCTTTTCCTCAGAGAATTCGGCTGACTCTTGGGTGTCCATAGTCATTCCTTAAATGCCATTTTTTAGCTGCTTCAGAACCTTGTTAGCTTGCTTGTCACTCATGTCGCCAAGTTGCTTTGATATGATTTCGCGGCGTTTGCTTGGTAGAGCGGTTACCTTCGTTTGCATCTTTTCATTGCCGACTTCAACACAGTTATGCCTTTTGAGCAATTCACGATGCTCGCTGCGGCTTGTGATGATGCCGCCGTTAATCATGTTCTGATAAGGCTCAATGTCCCGCATAATCATTGGGGAGGCCAAATCTGACTTTTCAGGCGGGCTGTATTCCTCTCGCAGATAGACCATTTCCCCGTCTTCAAACTCTGCGAGAAGGCCTTGTTTATCGAATATGGCTTTGTATTTGCTCACATTGTTACCTTATTTTTTACGTTTGAAGCTCTACGCTAGATGCGCGGCTGTCTGGACCGTAAACAGTGGGTTTTGGAGCTGATAGGGCTTGAAGCGTCTCATGCAGCTTCTGCATAGATTCACCGTGCATGTTCGCCATGTTGTTATGAGTTTCAGCCATTTGGTTCATAGCGTTACGAACGCTATCGCCAAGCTCGTTAGTAAGCGTATTAGCCGCAGCTTGTTGCACTTCCAAAAGCGGAATATCTGCGCCAGGGTTAGACGAGATACGCGCCACCATAATTTTAGTCGCCGCGTCCAGATCCGCCTTCCAGCGATCAAATTGCTCCTTGGTAGCCAATTCCTGCATCTTGAGCTGGGCTTCGTGCTGCTGACGCGACTGCTCTAACTGTGCCGTCATTTGAGCCTTCATCTGCTCAATCTGCATATCAGCTTGGCCCTTGGCCTGCTCCATCTGCATCTTGGCTGCTTCTGGATCGGGTTGCGGGTTAGCCTTGGCCTGCGCCTGGTTCTGAACAAGCTGTTGCATCGCAACGTCAATAGTACCTTCAATCTGGCGACCAGCCTTGAAGCCAGCCACGCCAAACTTTAGCACCTGCATAATCAGCGGCGTCAGTTCAGGAACCTGTTGACCAGCCGTTACAGCCTCACGCAGGAAGTTGGAGAACGCACCAATGAACTCCATGCGCTCTTGCTTGTTCTGCTGTTCGTCCAGCTTCACCAAGCTG